ATGACAAGCTAAAGCATCAGATATTAGTTCAAGGATTTCAACGTGATCCTCTTCCTTGGCTATTCGGGAATATCGACTTTGTATTTGGCGGGGTTATTGAGTTTGACGCTGATCTTAGAGTCCAAGCCAACGGGTTGATTATCACGGGGGCGTTTGATACAAGCGGAGGAATAAATATACTGGACTCTAATGGTGAAGTTGTGTTTGAACTTCCCCCGATTGTGGCCTATGACTCAAAGATTCCAGACCGAGCAATGACGCACGGTAAATACAGGGTCAACGCTAATGTGAACGGTGTGTTGTCATTTGATATTGTGGTAGACAATGCTTGGATATCAGATGTAGCTAGGGTGTACCCTATTGTGATCGACCCTACTGTAATTATAACTCTAGGGGCTAACGCATGGCGTATGTCTCCCACAGCTAAACCTTTGGTACTGGCAAATGGCTGGTGGGTAAGCATATTAAGCAATCAGACAGCCAAGACGTACTATATATATGTCAGTAAAGACAGCGGAACAACTTGGCAACAGTTATGTTTTAGTTATCTTTCCGGATACGCGTATGGGCAATATTTTTCTATGTGTAGTTACGGAAATATTGTATACTTCATAGTCAATGATAATAACTCAAGTTCTCACACGGAATTTTATAAAATCGACGCAACTACTCAGACTAATGTAAATATAAATGCAACCGCATATATAAATACATTTTTATCGGTATCTCTCGCCCTTTGCTCCATAGGGGTGAGCCCAACAGGAGTATTAACCGTTGCCTCATGTATAAATAATTATGTTACTTACCCGAATTCAAACAACCTTGTGAGTTGGAGAAGTATTGACGGGGGAGTCAATTGGACTAAGCAGGACGGTACTGCGGGTTGGGATCAACTAACCATAGATAACACAACGTCGCTTAATAATACCAACCCATTTGTAATATACAAACCCAACGGACTACCAAGTATATTCTACGCCATTGCGAGTTCTTCCGGAATTCTATATTGTCTTAATTTTAACGGTACGCTATGGGCACTAACTCTACCTATATATTCAGGCGGCACGCTAGTCACAAGCGTGAGTGCCCTAGTTAAAAAGAACGGATCAAACTTAGGAAGGATATGGGTTACTTTTACAGTTACGCCATATGTGAGAGTTGCATATTCTGACAATAACGGTCTAACATGGTCAGTCAGTCAAACGATTGGAACTAATTCTCTAAACTCTACTTTAACGGAAAAACCCGATGGGGATATTTTGGTAATGTATGAGGACGGTACTGGAGGAATTTCCTATCAAACGTGCCCAAATGGAGGAACTGTTTTCTCATTTAGTGGGCTACAGTATGCCTCTCCCGCAACTACCCCACTAATAGCAGACTATACGGCTGCTTCAAATTATGCAGTCTGTATGTGGAAAAATGCCACTCAAATAGTATCGGATAAGATCGTGACTGACCTTCCTCCTACTGCTCCAACGGGATTAACAAGACCTAGCTTTGATGCAACCCTATCTTCTATATTTAGTTGGACATTTGGAACTCCCTCGCTTGGGGATACCCCATCGGCATTTCAACTAGTTATAACTAGGGTCAGCGATAACGCAGTTATATTTGATACAGGGAAGGTAATAAGCACGGCATCAAGCTATACTCTAGCACCTAGCATTTTAGTTAACGCAATTCAATATCAGTGGAAAGTCACTACTTGGAATCAGATGAACCTAGCTGGTCCATACTCGTCCTTAGCTACAGTTATACCATCGTCACCCCCAATTGCTACAATAACTTATCCCGCTACAGACGGTTTTGGCTTACCAACGTCAGGCCTTACCGCTAGATGGAATTTCAGTGAATCGGATGCGGGAGTTACACAAGCATTTTACCAAGTGAAGATAACGGATGGGAATGACTTACCCCTATATGATAGCGGTAAAAAAGCTGGAAATACTCTAGCCCTGACTATATTTTATACCTTTGTTAATGGCTCGAGTTACAAAGTGAAATTAACTCTTTGGAATAGTATGGGAATGCAAGGCGTGGATGTAGTAAGGACATTCTCAGTGAGTTATGCTGCCCCTGCAACGCCAACTCTGGTCATAACCCCATCAGTTGGGCACCTTGACGTAGTAATTGCTAACCCTGTCCCTCAAGGGTCACAGCCTGTTGTAAACTACAACGACTTGTATAGGAGAGAACTAGGGACAACAGCGTGGGTTAGAATATCTGCGAATGTACCAATAAATACTACCTATAGTGACTACGCAGTTGCTTCTGGTCAAGTTTATGAATACAAAGTTACTGCGTTAGGAGTCAACCAGACGGCAACAGACAGTGCGAATGTCCAAAGATCGCTTAACATTCGAGGCGTATGGCTTCATGATGTAACCGACCCAGCAGGCACTATACATCAGTTTGGGGCAGACGGTGAGGGCAGAAACACAAACTGGCAACCCGATGGATTTTTATTGCAGTTTGCCGGGCGCACCCTGCCGGTCATGGAGTTCGGCGAGACTGAGAGCGGGGATGTCAGTGTAAATCTGAAGATGTTAAAGACGGGGAATGATTATACCGCCCTTGACTCCCTGGTCAAGCGGAAGGCTACTCTGTGCTACCGGGACGGCCGAGGACGGAAGGTGTTTGGTGTCATAAGGAAACTTCCGGTGACCGATGAGAGGCAGTGGGGCTACACGGTAGTCATTACGCTGGACGAGATAGATTACAGTGAGGTGGTATAACCTATGCAATCACTGGCCAGGAACGGCTATACTGCCGAGCAGGTAAGAGCTGCCCTTCATGCTCCAAATAGGCAGATCGCTTTTCGCTATGACTTGCTGGACAACAGCAATAACCTAAAGAAACCGCTGGGTTGTGTCCAGGCAGGATCTATTGCAAATAACAGTCTGGCGAATATCAAGAGGACCGCGAAGTTTACGCTTTGGGATGATGGAACCATAAACTTTCTAAGCGACAGGATCCAGCCCTGGGCCCGGTTAAAGATGTCAGGCGGCTGGGTGGAGTGGCCCCTGGGCGTGTTCGTCCTCAGCACTCCGCCCCGGAAAGCCGATATAAGCGGAACGGTTACCCGTGAGGTCGACGCTTATGACCTATTGCAGGTGTTGACGGACGACAAGGTAACAGACCGCTACACTGTGACTGCTGGGACAAACTATATCGCAGCAGTGAAGGCCCTGCTCGACGGTGCCCTCATCACAGCGCAAAACCTAACGGCCACAAACATAACTCTGCCAGCCGCCCTGGACTGGAAGCCCGGGACCACTAAGTTGCAGATAATAAATGACCTTCTGGGAGCGATTAATTACCGATCCCTTTTCTTTGACGAGAATGGCCAGGCTGTTGCTCAACCTTATGTCAGCCCGGATGTGAGGGCGAGTGAGTACACGTATCAGGATGACGATCAGAGTGTCATATTTCCTGAGGTAGAGCAGGGCCTGGACCTGTTTGGCATCCCGAACAGATGGGTACTGGTTTGTACCGAACCGGACAGATCGGTCCTGGTTTCAACATATACGAACAGCAACCCTAGCAACTCTACGTCTACGGTAAACCGGGGACGGACCATAGTTGATTACCAGGAGGGGCAGCAAGCGGCCGACCAGGCCAGCCTGGACGCACTCACGCAGCGGACAGCCTACGAGGCGAGTCAGGTGTATGAGCAGGTGTCATTCGATACGGCCATCATGCCGATGCACAGCGACAGCGACGTCCTTTCGCTGATATTCACAAAGCTAGGGATTAGCGCTAAATATTCCGAGCAGAGTTGGTCATTCGACCTAAAGGCGGGCGTCCGAATGAAACATCAGATAAGGCGGGTGGTCAGCATATGATGGACCCGGCACAGTTTCTTGACATTATGCGCCCGGACTCGGGTAATAAGTCGCCGATATTCCGCTTGGGCACTATTCCGGCCAATTACGTTTCTGGCCGGCCACGGATACAGTTTGATGGCGAATCAATAGCTAGCACGAGGACATATCCTTATCTGGCCAGCTACACACCGGTAGCCAATAACCGGGTAATGGTGGCGACGGTGGGGCATGGGGGAGTAGTGTTAGGGAAGATCATATAGAAAGATGCTGAAAGGCCGCCTTCGGGCGGTTTTTTGATTGGCAAAAATGAGCGCAGGCCCCCGCTAGGGGGTGGCCCCGGAACGGGTTGCGATGTGACGCCACCGCGGCCTGCATTTTTTATTGTAGCGCAATTCAGAAAATAAATATAGGGGGATGGTTAAAATTGGATGAAACTCAGGAACAAATTACAGCACGAATAGTAGCACAGGCAGCAACTGCAACGGCTTCGGCTGTGTCAGAGGCCGCTTCGGCTGCGGCCTTGGTGTTAGCAAAGGAAAACGCAACCGTACTGACCACGATAGCGGTACTGGGAACGGAAGTAAATATGATCAAGAATCAGCAGTCCAGCTTTGAATCAGAAGTAAATCGCCGGATGGACAATTTAGATCCAAAATTTGAAAAAATATTTAATAAGTTGGACAATGTGGCTCTTGGCAGACCAACGTGGGCGACATCATTAATTATGGGCAGTCTGTTTAGTTTGTGTGTTGGGTTAATTACCTACGTGTTGGTGGCCCATGGGTGATATAGGGAAGTAATTCATTAGCCCGGAAGGGCAGGAGGTAGAACATGCTAATTTTTATTGACCCAGGACACGGGGGAAGAGATCCTGGCGCCATAGGCCCAGCGAGAACGCAGGAGAAGGCTAATACTCTATCCGAGGCGCAGTACCTTGCGGCATTCCTTGCCGGTTATCAGTGTGATGTTCGGATGACCCGAAACAGTGATGCCTCACTTGGGCCAAACGAAGCGGCAGATCTCAGCACAAGGGCAGCAGTAGCGAACAACGCTGCAGCCTCGTTCTTTATATCAATCCACAATGACAGTTTTAGTAGTTCTCAACCGCATGGTGCAACTACTTACGTTTATGGTACTGGTGGACAGGCTGAGAAAATTGCCAAGGTTGTCCAACCTGAACTTGTGGCTTTTGGATTTTTAGACCGTGGGGTAAAGGTAGCAAACTTTGCCGTACTCAGAGAAACCAAAATGCCCGCCATCCTCTGTGAGACAGGGTTCATCTCAAATTCAGAAGAAGAACGAAACCTCGCAGATGAAGGCTTTCGCCAGCGAATTGGTAAGGCAATTGGTCAGGGATTGGTGAAGGCTCTGGGCCTGCAACTGAAGCCGCAACCGCAACCAGTTCCGCAACCGCAGCCTGTACCGCCAGTTCCCACAACGAAGAAATTTGGCATGATACTGAACGGAACGTACATTCCTGGTCAGGTTATTCTCCAGACAACCTTTGTCAAAGCCGTTGATGTCGTGGTAGCACTGGGTAAGAGCTATACGGTCAATTCCGAAGGGACTATTGTCGTAAAATAGGGGCGGCGGCCTACGCCAGAGAGGAGTTCAATTTTGTCAGAACAGGTATTTTTAGATCTTATCGGTAGCATTTTGACTGTCATCTTCGGTGTGATAGCGGGGTTCATTAGCAACTATTTCAAAGAGGCTAAAAATGTGAAGCAAGCGGAGGCTGTGGCCAAGACTGTTGAAACCGCCGAAACTCAGCTCCAGAGCAAGCGGGGCCTGGCCTATGATGCTGTACGGTTTGCTGAGGATGCGTTCAAAGAAGCTGGTGGCAAATACAAACTGGCGAAAGCGATCAACTGGGCGGTCGATGCGGGCAAAGCCCACGGCATGGATATAACTGCTGACGGTATCGAGGGGTTTGTGCGGTCACAATATAATGTGCTGAAATCGGATCTGCAGAAGGTCGTGCCGGGAGTCGATGATTCGACGCCGGCCGAACCTACAGACGCCCCTGCCACTGACCCGACTACCGTTGTGGCTGACACCGCGCCGGAGGCCACCGCTGATCAGACCCCGGTTGATACCGCTGGCCAGGCAGCCCCTGCTCAGCCCGATATTAATCAACCCACTGCATCCGGAACCGCTGCACCCGCAACTGGCCCGGACGTCCAGACACAGCTTAGCCAGGCCATGGCCGAGGTGAACGCTGCGCAGGCTAAGTACAACCAGATGGTGCAGGAGGTGGCGGGTGGCCAGACTGCCCCGGTCTAAAACAATAAATAAGTACAGACAAAGGCTCTCGCTTCGGCGGGGGCCCTTTTTTTTGCCCATTTGTCCTTTTACGATGTATAATATTATAGGAGGGGAGAGTGAGAAACTAAATGTACCCCAATTTAAGAGCAGAAATGGCGAGATACGGCATCATGACAAGAGATATCGCCAAGGCTCTTGGCATTACGAGCAAATCAGTTACAGATAAAATGAAGTGCAGAACAAAATCAGGGTTCGGGCTTGATGAAGCATTTTTAATCAGGGATACCTTTTTCCCTGGGATAGAAATAGATGATTTATTTGTAAAGGTTGTTCCAGGTATGTCTAGACAAAAGGATTAAGATGCCCTGACCCTGGCCGAAGCCAAAAAGAAACAGGCAAATAGCTCCGCTAGATGGATACAAAAAAGGACTGGATATTTTCACCCAGTCCTTTTTTGTTTATACTGCCCGTTTATCCGCAGTGTGTGGTAGAGACGTGTTGGAAAAATTCATATTCGTCGCCTACTGTGATATAGCCCACGTGAGCCATCTGCCTTTCTGGTTCTCTCGAAGCCAGCTCAACGGTTTTAATTTGTACTTTAGTGCCAGTGGCTGCAACTAATATATTGAGTTCTTCTTCGCTGCATTCGATTTTCCTCGATCCTGGGTATACCTCTCGCATAAAGATCTACCTCCCTCGTAGTCTCCCATTTTAATTTATGGGCGCGGCGGTTGGGATAACCGCCGGAGGTTGTACAACCTCTGCCCACAGCAAGATTATACCATTTGCAGCGCATTTGTAGCATTAAAATATCGCCTTTACCCCAAAATCTCACTAGACATTCATATTTGCCCTATACCGAAAGCACACCCCTTGCGGGGATGATTACCTTCGGTGGGTGTGTTTAGTGGCAGGAATTTAGGGCCATGTAGGATGGTGGGGCGGTGTGGACGAGTTGCCTGCAGGATTTTGTTATTTTTTGTGGAAATGTCTACCAATAATTTTGCTTTTGCCATTGTGTTACCCACTTAATATTTATAGAATGACTTCTTCACCATTACTACTAATCTCTAAAATTCCCGCTTTATCCTTAATCATTTTGATAAATTTACCTAATCCCCATACATTACCGGGCATATAGGCAAAACACAAAACCTTTGTATCTTCATTTTCTAAATCTGGCTTATAATTAATTACTACGACATAATTAATTGCTGTTTTTTTCTTGGTTCCAGTTCCTGATACTCCTCCAATAATTGCACCTAATGGACCTAATAACACGCCGCCTAACGCAGCTCTTCCAAGAACACTTTTGCCCTTTTCTTTAATCTCTGTTTGAGTTGTTTTAATTATGCCAATAATCTTATTGTAAGGCAAGTATACACTCAGTTTCTTACTGAATCTAACCTTTATTTCAAGCTTGCCATCATCATTATGCATAATAAGCTCAATTGGTTGGCTTGGGTGCATATTTGACACGCCACTATGGTGTGAAAGGAAAACTGCTGCATCACCTGTCTTGCTATTAAGACCGAAAATTCCCATATAAAACATCTCCTTCTAATTTTATTTATGAAAACCCCTTAGGCATTCAACGCGTTATGGTCTTTTTCCTACTATGAGATAATAATAATTATTCTGCGCATACCCGTTTGGGTAGCATTTAGGTAACGTAATCAGTTGGCGTTTCGGTTGGCGCTTTTGCCCCAAAACAAGATCCTTTTCCGCGGCTTGCTTAAAGGATTCTGCAAAACGAGGGGTGCCATTAACCCTTGCTATCGCTGGATAAATAGACATAAAGGCGTATAAACATATACAGACTTCCACGGTACTAATACAAATTGGTAGTTTCCAGACTACAGATTTTGCCCTGATCATTAAATCCAGAAATACCAAGGCCTCCGGGGAAAACCTCGGAGGCCTTTTTTGTGATTGGTTGGCGCTTTGGTTGGCGCCTTTAACGAAGCCGATCCCGGAGCTTGTCAACTGCCTCTTTTTCCTGGTCGGGGAAGAGATGCGAATAAATATCGTATGTTATCCGGATGTTGCTATGGCCCAGCCGCTCTGATATCTGCTTGATATCCACACCCTCATGCAGTAACAGACTAGCATGAGTGTGGCGGAGACAGTGAAAGTTGAGTGCCAGCAACCCCTGCTTCGCCAAAAATCGCGGGAACCATTGAGTTATTGCATTCGGGCTTAGCGGCTGGCCGTCTCTGCGAGTGAACACGAGGACCGGATCACCCTGCGGTTCTCCAGGATGTTTGCTATTGAACCAGCGGTATAATTGTTTCTGTTCCAACTGGTGTTTTTTCAAGACAGTGATAACGTCCTCGTCGATCATGATGGTCCGGCGACTCCCCTTATTTTTGGGCGGCTTAAAAAATGTGCCAAGTTCTTTATTATGTCCTACTGTTTGCCGGACAGATAATAAGCCTTCATCCAAGTCGATATCCTTCCACCGTAGCCCCAGTAATTCACCGCGGCGCAGACCGGTCTTCACATCGACAACAAGCATGGCATAGTAGGGAGTGTTCTTGGCTCCTTCCAACATTTGCTTAACCTGATCCTCAGTAAGTACCTTTATGTGGGTATCGATTTCTGTATCCCAATCCTTAATAATTCGCTGGTCCATCTTCGGGGGCTTAGCCACATCAGCCGGGTTACGAAAAATCAATTCGTCTTCTACTGCGCTCCTAAGTATCCGGTGGATTATTCGGTGGTAATATTTAATACGCCCCTCTGAGATGGGTTTTCGATTCCAGGTTGAGGCATCCTTACGCCTGCTTGCATTGTTATCTAATTGCCCTTCCTCGATAATCTTCCTATAAAATTCCTTCAAGTGCATCGGCTTCAGCTTATCTAATGGGATATGCCCTAAAAGGGGAATGACCCGACCATTAACAACCCCTTTATAGCTTTGCAGAGTATTGGGAGAAAGGCTAAAGGCGACATAATCTTTAAGCCAACTTTCCAGATATTCACCGAAGGTTAGGCCCCCTGTGTCCAAATAGGTACCCATATCCACTTCAGTTTCAAACCGGTGTAAGGCTCTTCGAGCTTGCTTCTCCGGTCCATTAAATATTTGGGTCTTTCGGTTCCGCTTTTTAGTCAACGGGTCCGAGCCATTCTCAATAACAAGGAGATACTTATTTTTACCCCGTTTTTCCAGATAGGAAGTCATCCATTTTCCATCTCCCCTCGTTTAACCACATTACCTCATCTGTATTTTTTACCCACAGACGATCCTTGTCTGTCAATTCCCTTAATAACCTTACCTTAAACTCCACCAGGTGGTATGTTACTACAAAATATTCGGCGATCTCCCAGATAGGTGTTTCTTGTTGCAGCATTGGCAGCAAGAGATCGTCTGGTATCAGTTTATTTGCGCCCCATTTCCGTGCACAATATTCTGCCTTACTAACTTTCAGCCTATCGGAGTAATCGAACTCCGGATAAATGATACCGGTGCCGGTGCTGGTGAAATGATGGCCCAGTTCTTCCCCAAAAAAGGTTCGGAATTCTGGAGTTGTCAAATTGTCATCTAGTCCGATCACTGGATTTGGTCCTGGATAATATAATGCTTTAACTGGTGCGGCAAAATGCCATCGTTCAACCTGAATGCCTTCTTTATCGGCTATCCCATAAAGATCAGCGATCGCTGGCATGGTTTCGCCCTCTTAGCTTTTGTATTTGTTTTTCACAAAATTAATAAACTCAGATATGGATTTTTGTGCTTCAGGTGGCAGGTCATCTATTGTATCATTTTCTGTATGTAAAAATGCTTCAAGTGGAGTGTTTGTTTTTCCAAATAAATAATCAGTGGACACATTAAATATATCACAAGCCTTGTTTATAAGATCATCGTTCCATCTCCTTTCCCCTTTTTCCAGACCATAATAATATTGAACAGAAATCCCCATTTCTTCAGCGATAGTAGCCCCGCTTTCCTTGCCTCGGAGATTTCTGACTCTGGCGCCGATAACTGTGGCGGCTGTTCCCTTCTTCATTTTAAAAACCCCTTTTCTTATTCAACTGTATGCTATTTGCATAATCAGTATAGTATAGGTTTATTTTATTGTAAATAAACAAATAGCAGAAACTTTATGAATATTTAAGCATATAGCAGATTCATTAACACAATGTGCCGAAACACGCCGTAAATTGGGTTATATAGACTTTGCTATAATACAGCAATATGCATAAAATGAACGCAAATAGAGAGAAGCGGAGGCTAAAAAATGTCACAAATTTCTTTTGAGCGACTCGTAAAAATGCGAATGGCAGAATTCGCCATGAACTCAAATGAACTAGCTCGGAGAACAGAATATTCATACCAGTACATCTCTAATCTCCTAAACAAAGATAGACGATGGAACGAAATAAACCAGAAACGGGTATGTGAGGCCCTCGGAATCAAAATAACCTACGAAAACATCCCTGATTTTACTCCGCAGGAAAAGGCGTCTTAAATGGATAGGCCGATCATGGATGTCCAAGACGTGGCCGACCTCTTCGGTTTATCAAAAAAAACCGTTTACGCTCATTGTAAGGATGGCACCCTACCTCATTTTCAGTTTGGCGCCGGTAGCAAACTATTTTTTCGACAAGATCAAATACTTCGTTTGTTTGAACAGCGAGGGCTTGTTACTACGGCAGAAGGTAACGAAGCAATAGCTTAAGCAGCTATTTGCCCCAGCATTAAATATTAAATCCAATGAAGAGGTTCGGGAGTATATAAAACGACGAACTGAGCAGGGCATGTTGCCGAAGAGATTAAGGGCTGTCTGAGTTACAATCAAATTCTACCAAGAAAGGAGGTGAAAATAAATGTACAAACAAGCACGAAAAGAAGCTGGACTGAGCATAGAAGAAGCTGCTTTTAGATGTCATATTGGCAGCCGTACGCTGGTCAACTACGAATCCGGCATCACTAACACGCCGCCCGAAGTAGCCCTGCAGATGGCCGAGGTGTACGGAGAACCGGCGTTAACTGCACGGTATTGCGCAGAGTATTGCCCGATTGGGCAGGTACATGCGCAAACAGTCGAGCAGCGGGACTTAGCCGGAGCAGTGCTAGGGATAATCAAGGAGTGTAATGACGTGCGCACCGTTCGAGATCGCCTAATTGAGATCGCCGAAGACGGGATGATCAGCGAAGCCGAAGTGCCCGATTTTGAACGAGCTATGGGCGAGTTGGCGGACCTGGAGAAGCGGATGTTGACATTGAAGCTCTGGGCAGCGAGGTACATCTCCCGGGGCGAAGTGAAAAAGAAAAAAACCGCCTAATCAGAGGCGGCAAGTCAAACTATCTAAGGAGATTATAACGTCATGAGAGATAAAACGCAAGTAATCGACCTGGCGCAGTACCGGTGCCACCGTGAGGTCATCGCCGACTTCGCACGGCAGGCGATGGGCCCCGACAGCGGCCCGGCGGCAGCATCCACGTTTCAGACAGCTGCCAGGGCGGTCATGACTCAGGCCGGCAGTCGACGGATGCAGTTCCAAGGATTCAGCGTGGCCCTGGTCGGTGGCCAGGCGATGATCCGGGGGAGGGGACGCTGATGGCGGGATATAGAGGATGTTATTGCTGCGCACATCATATTGCAATTCCCCGCT